TGTTGCAGTATATCCTGTGAAGAAAGGCTCTTGTACTAAAATATCGTTGTCTAATCTTAAATCTGTATACCAAATAGAAGTTACCGTATTTAAATCACACTCACTTGTTGTATGACCACTCAATAGAATCAAACTATTAATTTGATTATACAAAACTTGTTGGAATGTTGTTCCAGATTCTACAGCACTTGATTCATTCCATGGATATATCCCACATTGAACCGTTTGGCCTATACAGTCATATCCATACAGTTGTCCTTCGACTGTACATGGAATACAAGGTATTGGTACGATTTCACAACCACGTTGTCTTCTCCAAACAACTTTCTGTCTGTGAAATTGTGAGTTTTCAAATCTTGTACCTGTGTTCCATATAGTTGAGGCCGGTATCATCTGTTCAACTAAACGAACCCAATAGTTACCAAGACCCAACGTGAAGTCAATCATTTTTTGGTACGTGTACTGATTTGAAGGTATGTTTACAGTTTGTTCGGATTGTAAGTAATTCCAATAGATTTGTTGTAGTGTAGGATAACCTCCACCTTTACCGTCAGTAATAGTTTGTCTATTTCTAACGTTAATCATATTTTTCCAAAACGTCTGAGCAAATTCAAAGAATGTCTTTTGTTTTGGGTTTGGTTGTATCACCGTATTATCAATACCTCCGGTACCTGTTGTTAATCCAGATGCTGGTATTGGGTAGTTATACTTTCTACTCATATCCCAAACATCATATTCCAAACCCTGACCCATATTCATAAACAGGTCAACATTCTTGGCGTTTAAAACCAACTTCTCATTTGAGACGTAGTAATATGCATTGAATCCTCCTTGTGTTTTTCTCAACCCAACTTGGTCATCTGTCCAAGACTTTTGGTTATCACTAGTTTGAGTCAAGTCAAAACCAAGTGTCATATACGGGAAACTTCTGAATCTGTCAAAATATTTTTGTCCGTATGTGTATGGTTGTAAAACTGTCTGAACATTTGGATTTTGTCCTGTGAATGTTGCTTCAGTAACTATAGTATCTTGTTCAGCTCTGTGTTTTGGTGTTTGTTCAAACCAACCCGAACCTCTTTCAAAAAAATAATTATCGGTGTCGATTGGAGCTTTAGGATAACCTTGTTCATCTACAGGATAATTTTCTCTTTCAAAATCAACATCTTCAATTTCGTAGTCAACCGTAAATCCTGTGTAGGTAACACCTTGAATCTTGTAAGTATTTTCAGGGTCTAATACAGGAACTACTTGTGAGTATGTACCACCAGTCAACTGAACAAATTGTTCCGTAAACTGACTCATGTTGATTTTTGAATCGGCTAAATAAATGGTCTCGTTGAATTCCACTAATGCTTGTGGAGCTCCAACCATTCTCATAATAAATTCAACTGACTTTCTTGTTCCTTTTGCTCTGAATAACCAACCTGAATTAATAATAAGTTTTCTGTAGTATTCATAGTTTAACTCACTTGGAGTTAAATCTCTTGTCATACCAGGGTAGATAGATTGGTTTTTAGTTCCAAAAACTGAACTTAAAAAATCATCATTGGTTATTGGTGAGATATTAACTTGGTAACCTAAAGTGTATGCTAAGTTTACAAGAAGTTGTGACGGAATATCATCTTTAGGTACATAATTTACAGAAGTAATGTAAGCCAAGGCATCTATAAACTTTTTAGTTTCATCGTACGCTCTACCGTAAATTTGAATTACCTTTTCAACTCTTTGGTCCTCAGTATCAAACTCTTTGAAAGAACCAGTAATCAAAAATCTACTAATTAAGTTTGTTTTAAAACTATCTAAAGCAACCGCAACTTCATTGATTTGTTCAAGATAACTATCAAACGCTCTTGTTCTGATATCTAAATTCCATGTACCATCTAAAGGCCACGTAACTGTTTGATTTGCAATATAAGTTTGACCATTATCATTTTCTCTTGGGTATTTGAAATATGCAGTATATCTCGGAGTCACCATTCTATTGAGAAGGAATTTCTCAACCTCATCAAAAGGTTCATCAAACGCAACCTCGGTTTCAAATAAATTTGGTCTCAATACTATCGGTAAGTTTGTTGATGAACTACCAGAAAAAGGGTTACCTTCAACTACTATTTGTATAGTACCGGCACTTAATGATGACGATGGTGTAAAATCAACAATTTTGAATTCTGTTTCATAATCACCACTGATGAACAAAGCATACTTTAGATATTCTCTTGTAAAATTTCTTAAGGGTGAAAATTCAAAAGGTCTAACAGATAAGTTTCTATCTGCATTTGTTGAGTAATCAATATCAAAAGGATTTTTTATTCTTGTAACATCAATATCAAAAGTTGTTTCATTTTCAACAACATCAAAAGAAATATTTGTCGCAGTGTTAGCTGTCGTATAGTCGTAATAAATTTGGTCAACCACTAAACCCGCAGGAAAGTAATTGATAATTTTAATAATAGAAACTTCAAGTCTTTTAGCTAATGAACCATATAATGAAAAGTTGGTGACATTAGATATATCGTAGTTTGGATAAACAGAATACTGTTTTGCTAAGATTGCTCTCGATTGTTCAATATTATCTATATTGAGTGTGTCTAAAGTAAAAGGGTCCGAAAAAACACCAATATCAAATCTTCTGTTAACTTTTTCGACAACAGAAGTAGTGAACTCAAAGTTTGCTTGAGTTAATCCTCCACCATTAACTAATTGGAATCCAACTAAGTCGGGAGAGAATGTTTGGTCACCTGAGTTTGGTGCTGGTGGATATCTATATTTTAGAGAACTCGCCATTATTGAATAATACTATTGAAATTTTTACTAAAGTCGATGTTATCACCTCTATTTTGACGAACTTCATAAAGAAGGTTGTTGAACTCATCACGAACCTCAAACAAGTTGTACTGTTGGTAAATGTTATTATTTGTGTCGTAAAGAGTGTAAATTCCGTCTTCAATACTCTTAGTCTGATTACCGTAAAGAGCGATAGCCAATGTATCAATGTCATATTGAGCCATTTCAATTTCAACCGTAACAGGATTGAAATATGTGTTAGTTATAATGATATTTTGATTTGGTTGTCCGATGAACGGTGTTGCCGATGGTTTGTTAGACGGTACACTTGATGGTGATAACGTACAAAACAATAAATCACTACCAGCCTCTACATATCTATATCTAATTTGTTTTTGTTGAGTGTTAACCAAATTTGTAGTTACTGGTTCGCAGTAAAATGAAGAAGTTATAATTCTGAAAAAATTAGGAATCTTTGAACCATCTTCATTCAAATATTCAACTCTAAAACCAACAAGACCTTGGTTTACAAATTTGTTTCTATACTGTGGGTCTACATTATTCAAATCAATAATGATACCCTTAACGTTAGGTAATGCTGACAATATACCACAATCCGTTATATTTGTTCTGATTTCAGCAGGACGAATATACAATGTATATATTCCCAACGCATTGAATTCAGATGCTGGTAATTTTAGATTATAGAGTCCACCCAAAATTTCATTCGTATTCCCACCAGTATCATTGTTATTGAAATAAGGTGTTAATAGTGAGGCTGCGTCTAATTTTTTTAAGACAAAATTTTGTGTCACATCTCTACTTGGTGTGTAATTCATGATTATCTCCACATCTTCGGGAGACATGTCAGCGGGTCTTGTAATTCCGTAGGTTCCGAGTGCCATTTTTTTTATATTGTTGTATTAATCTTGAAGAAGCCATATCCGTATCGAGCTAAGTCTCCTAAGTTATCGACCTCTCCAAGTCGTTGTAATCCTTCGAAAGCCGAAATCTTACCCCTATCAATAAATATTTCAGATTGAATTTCTGGAGAAGAAACTATATCAAGTAAAACTTCTTGCTTTGTAATTGCATTTGCAACTATATCATTTGATGTTAATCCCGAGGATTGGCTAAAGAATATTGTTGACCCATCAGGGTAATCGTAGTAGTCAACACCGTTAATTGTGTATGCCGTATATGATGTACTCATTTCATTTATAACCCCATACACTTGTCCATTTTTGAATATTGGGACATTCGTCGCATACTTTATAGTACCATAGTTTTTCAAATCAGTTATTTGAGATTTAGTAAATCCTGATACTGTAAATGGTACCGTAGTCCAAGTACTTGATACTTGTGCCTCCACCGTATTTGCAGAATCACCAGTAAAAATAAAATTCGCATTAATTGGTATTCCCGACCAATTTCCTTGATTCTGTGTAAACGTACATGTTCCTTGTGGGTTTGGTATTGTTGCCCCTGTAACAGGAACAGGAACTGTTTTAGTTACTTGTGTGGTACCCCACGGATTGTTTTGAGTTAAGGATATTTGAAAATCACCATCATATGTGTATGTGTGTGACAAATATTGAGGTGCGGTTTCATTTAATACCTGTACAGGTGAACCATCACCCCAATCTAATATGTAATTAGAAAGTGATAAGAATTTTCTGAATTCAATATCTGATGTATTATAAACAAGAACAGTGTATGGTGTTAATGTGGATGCGGTGAAAACGAAATTATTAACAACTTCTTTCTGTAGTAATAAACCATCAAATGGAGTATAAAAACCTAAATCATTAAAACTATTTTGAAATACAACATCAACAGTTAGTCCAGTTAATAAACTAGTACCTCCTGTACCCCCTGAAAGAATATATGACATACCCGAATAAACACCAAAAGTATTTGACTGATATGTTTCACTAACGATATCTGTACTCAACACCTCAGGTGATATTCTTATTTTATAGATTTCACTATTCATTATGGATTTACGTATTCATACCATTTTATGGGGTTACCCTGAGTTCCTATTCTTACACCATTTTGTGTTGTTATTATATATTCATAATTAGCATAATCTATATCCACTACGTAATAAAAATATTTTGACTTATCAAAGTTAAACGGTTGTGGTATTGAACTTTGAGGTTCAATCATCATCCTTGTGAAGTCACCAGTCTTGGCATTAAAGAATTTAACCGACATATAAAATCTTGTGGTGTCAACGTATGTTGGATTTTTTAACCAATAAAAGAAATACCCTTCTTTATCCCCAACATAATCTAAGGTAAATGAAGGTTTATTAATATTGATGTTTTGTACTGTAAGACCTGTCCCTAATAATGCCCCTTGTTCATTACCTTGTTGGGTTGGTATTATGATTGTTGCCATAATTTTTTGGTCTTCAGAACGTGGCGTGTTATACAAATCCACTTTAAAGAAACTTCTTTGAAATGCTGCGGAAAAATAATATATCTCGGATACCGTAAATGTTTCAGCAGTATAACTACAAACCCAATCGGTTGATGTGGATGCGGTTACTTGATAAATCGGTGGTAAAAAATAAAACTCGTAGTTTGTAGATGTTAATCCACCACTGTACGGAACGTGAGCATAACGTGTTACCTCAAAATCTTCAGTAGGGTTAACAATTTTCTCTAATACGTCAGCCTCATACTCATCAAGACCATCTGTTCTACCAGCATTATCCCATGTAAGTTCAATGGGTATATTAACTTGTTTGTCTTTAATAATGTTCGGTAATCTGAATTTATTCACATCCATCGATATACGGGTCAACAATGTAGTCAACCAAAGGTCTGTTTATGTTTCTATAGAACGATGTTGGAACTTGTAAAAACAATATATCACTAAAAGGATAGTGAGCATCATTTAGAAAAGGCGAATCAACACCAACACCATCGGTGTCAATGTAACCATATGGATATAAATCTCTCCATCTCCATTGTCTTTCTGTCTCAGAATAAAATGACCAGTCAGGGATAAAATCAACAGTCTCTTTTGCACCTACCTCTATGTAAGTTGAAAATGCTCTGATAGGTACCGAAAAATGTGGTTGATAAAAATATCCTGATTCATAATTCAAAGGTGATGAATTACTAAAAATTAAAGGATTGTATGAGAACTTGTGCATCATTTTAGATAAAACAGTCTCAGTCATTACAAAGTCATTCCACTCACAAAAATCACCAGAAATAATATCACCAACCTCTAAGGGATTATTATAATAGAAAGTTTTTCCTGAAAAATTATAAGATGATGTACTCAAACCTAAGTCTTTATTTGTTGGACTAGCAGCGTTCCACCAAATATCGTCCTGACCATCCAAAAAGTTAAAGTCCCATCCTATTAATAAACCGGGGTATCCATTTGAATATGGTTTATTAAAATAACCCATATAACCTTTTTGCATTATAGTGACAAATAGTTCAGATAAAGGTCTTCCTTGATTATCTAATAACTCTGACGTATCAATGTCTTTTGTGAATGTAAAACCACACGTTTGACTACCATCTTTAACAGACACTCTTGAGACTCCATTCGGTGTTAATGCAGAATATTCTAATTGTTTTTTATTACTAAAAGCATTATTTTCAAACCCAAGTTTCGTTAAATCATAATCGGATTCCGATGTCAATATTTTATGTCTTCTTACATAATATTGAGAAGTTGTTTCACCAGTATTGTTTATATCTAATACTCTTTTGAAAGTCCCTGTTGAATTATTAGTAAAGGCAGTATACCCAATATTATATATTGAGAATATTTTATCTTCAGAACCAAAGTATTGGTCTCCTAAAGATTCTACTTGAAAGTAGTTTGTACCATTTGATGATATGGATAGTTCAACAAATTCACCAATTTGTAAATTATGTGAAACTCCACAATAAAAAGTAACTAAAGACTTACCATCGGGATTTGTGTTTTGTAAAACAAATGGTACACCATCACTAGCTTGAAAATATGTAACAGCAGAAAATTGGGTATTTTCATATCTCATTTGTTGTTCTGTATCACCACTTACGGGATACGAAACGTATATATTCCAATTATATGTTGATGCACTTTTATTATAAAAAGGAATGTGACCTGATATACCTGAAGTTCTGTAGAACGTAAATTCATCAAATTGAACATATCCTTTCCACGCATTTATTTGTGGTGGGTTTTGATTAGCATTTATCGTTTTTGCTTCTACACCATTAATGTAAAATAAGTTATTTCCGAAAGGAGTATAAGAAGTATATCCACTTACACCATTATCAAAAATGTTTACAATTTTACCACCAATTCTAAACACGTTACTTGATTGTCTTTCCTCCTCAAATTGAGATGTCTGTGACAAGTACACATTTCTATCACCTTCAATAATCTCTCTTTCTTGAGATTCCAAAGGTACTTGAATAAGGTAATCTTGTTCGGGTGCTCCTTTGAACCTATTTTGGTTTCTTAATATTTTTACATCACCTAAACTCATAGTATTTCCTCATTGAATATATATTTGTTTATGTACTTATTCATTGCGGATTTTCCCACTTTTAATCCAAAATAAAAATGATAAGGTGAACCAACACCAACAACGGGTGGTGGTGGATACATATATGAGTTTGGTGTAATTGTAGGACTTAATCCACCTGTCGATGATGAATTATAAATGAAACCTGGTTTTTCAAATGTAGGTGTTACCACATTTGATGGAAAAGTTGGTTGACCCGATGCTATATTACCACCTAATAATCTGTCAACTGATTGGTATTTGTAGGTGTAAATTTGTGACGGAACAGTTTCTTTAACCTGCCAATCGTTTGTTTGTGAACCAAAAATAAGATTTCCATTATTCTTTATTTGCCACGGCCAATATGGAACTTCTTGGTCTTCAAAACCGTAATAATTTGTAAGATAAATAATTGTATTATCTTCAAATGTAGTTCTACCAGGTGTTATTAAATCCCTGTTTTGTGTATTAGCAGAAAAGAAAACGCCTAACACAGGACCATCACCCGTTTGATAATATTTGATTTGACTTTGAGAGTAGTTGTCACCCAAATACGGTGTAACACCAAACTCTGAATTAATACTCAATAGTTGTGTAATATCACCATCCAACCTTTGTTTTGTTCTTGAAAATAAAGAATTTATTGATGAATCACCTGCACTTAATACTTGTTCCCAAAAACTAGCATCTGCCAATCTACTGATTACAAATAACTGAAGTATATCAGAAGTATCGTTGTATGAACTTGTTGGTATTTTATCAATAATAAATCCTTCATAATCAGGGTTGAATGTAATTTCACGAACAAATTGGTCTCTTGGTCCTAAATCAATAATAGTTGTTGGACTACCCAATAATCTTTTATTACTAGCATCGTAAAGTTCATCGTTAGAATTTAATGGTGGAACCTTACCTATGAATTTAGTACCATTATACGGCGAACTACGATAGAAGAATGAGTTGTTTGTTTCTTTAAAAACAATAGTATCGGTACAATATCTGTATGTGGTATCTGAGTTAAATGTTGCTGCGGATAATGGTGCCAAATACAAAGTATCCTTTTGGAAAGTATACATATACAGAGAACCATTAATCCAGTTGTTAACAAATGTGAGTGATATGACATTTCTACATAACGCAAACATCATTCTAAATCTTGACCTCCATTCAAAGAAAGATGTTATGTCTTTTCCGATATTTGAAAAGCTTGGTCTTTGTACCAAATAGTAACAACCACCATACATTTTTTTGATATCATCTTCTTTATCTAAGTAATAACAATCATCAGTATTAATAGCAACTCCAAAATTCTCACCGTCACCCGTATAACACGTTAAAGGAACCATACCTTCACAACTAAATGTCTGTATGATATTTGCCGCAACACTACCAGCATCCTCTAAGAAATCATCGGCAGCACCTCCCGTGTTATCACTACTAACATTATATGTTGGTGTAAGTTGCCCACTCAAACCACTGTCCGATATTGAGTATATTGAAAAACTTTTATTTTGGTGTAGGACAAATCTTCTATCGTGGGTATCTGATGTAGGTAATCTGTCAGACCTCATAATCATTCTTGAGGTATTAGACATTGTTAAAGTATCAGTAGGGTATTGTGTAAAATATGTTGGCGAGTAATAGAAGTAATCATTTCTACTAGGGTTTCCACTACCCCCATTACACAACATCATCGTACCACCTTCTACAATTTCATTGTTTTTATAACCATTTCTAAATCCACTACTATTTGTGGAATTAACCATTTTGTTACCACTACTCTTAGTTGCCAAAGCGCCACTTACAGTGTTAAAGTTACTTATTGAACCAACAACACCTGAACCAACTTTTGGATTGCTAGCATCTAAACATGAATAATCTAAGTGATTTTTAGTTACAAATGATTGGTAATTACTACCAACCGTAAACGTATAACTACCATAGAACAAATATCCATTATTATTGGAACCGTTATTTGCCAATAAATTGTGTCTTGTTAGTGTATAATTTACTGAATTATATTTCTGAATAGGAATATTCATTTTGTAGTTACCTCTAACTGTTGGGCCTGAACCAAAAGCTTTACCATATAAAGGTGATAAATCATATATTGTATCCTGTCTATCGGTATACATATCAACACCTCTAACTAAGAAAACCACTATGTGGTCATTATACTCTGTATTTAACTTGAAGTTAGGTACATTGTATTTGAATTTTTCAGTGCCTGAAGAATCTGGATAATCATCAGGATTGTCTCCACCACCTTTAGATACACTTTGATAACCAAAAATAAAACGATTAATCAACGTGTTATTACCAAATCCATATGTTGTTGGTACACCCGCAATTCCAGCTATTTGAACATAATCTTGTATTGTGGATGCTGTAATTACCTGATAATATTCAACATCTGAAGGGTATATGTATTTGTTTTTTAAATCTCCTGTAGAACCTGTAATCTCATAAACGGTCGCACTATTTGTACTTAGGTTAGACGGATTCATATAATTCACCGTAGCGAAATATGTTGTACTAGTAATTGATGTTCCTGTAGTTCCCCCACTAACGTTAGGGTCTGCAGAATTAGCAGTATTTTGAAAACTAATAACTCTTCCCGCCTGTAAGGCATCCTGACTATTTGGGTCACATAATAAAACTAAAACATTATCATAGTGAAACTTACCTGTGTTAAGTGAAGATGATGGGTTTACACTAACTTTAACTTTATTTTGCGCACCATCTGCGTGGTATTTTGCCTTAACATTAAACAAGTTCATTCTCTCGGAAAGTGTTAAATCCCAAGACCAAGTTTTGTAATTTGTATATGGATTACCATCATCAGCATTATCATCCATGAATGGTGATTTTGTCCAAACTGAATTGTCGACACCATTATCAAATCCTGACATTGTAGATTGGAATCCATATACGTATTTAGATTGCCAAGTCGTATCTACTTCATCACCATTCAAACCAATTATCTGTTCAAAAAACAAGTAGTCAGTTGAATTTACTAATAAACTATTATTTGCGGACGGTGTTGTATCATTTTGAGATACCACATCTCTACTTTCACAATTACACATATCACAGTCGGGATATGACATGTTAGGTAATGGTATTGATGTAAGTGGACATGTCTCACTAATGTTTACCAATTGCCATTTTGGACAATTTAATTTTAATAAACCAAACGATAATGCCTTAACTACATTACATAAAATAATTAATGCACTTAATAATACCGTACCAACTACATTGATGATTACTCTTAAAATTGGCCATAAAATACAAATAATATTAGATAGAAAAATTTTCTTACCCCGTCGTTGACTGGGAATTTATTGTTTTCAGACTCCCAACTTCTATTTAAAATTTCTTTAATTCCTAAAAATCTAGCACGTCCACTACCCTTTCTATAATCTTCAATAAACTGAGATGTAGTATAAACTTTATTATACTTCATCAAGTAGAAAAAGTCCTGACAATTTATTGCCGCTTGTTTATCTGCATAGTCATCCCAATCTAATGAAAACGCATAACTTTTTTGGAATAATTGCCAATTAGTGTTACCCGTATAATTTGAATCATAGTAAGGACTTGTGTTCAACGCATATACTATATTTTCCTTTTGTCGGAATACCAATTCTTGGGTCTTTTGAGTATACTATTTCACCGTATTCATTTGTTACCACGTAATCCAAATTCATAGGTACGTCCACCAAGAAAGTTCCATCATCGTCAATTACTTTTCCACCATTAGTTAATCTATACTGTTCAAGTATTGGATTCCCATTCACATCGGTATTAACCGTCTGTCTTATAGCTAAAATTTCACCAGGTCCCGTAACCATTCCACACAAGTCACCTTGTTCTGTTTTTGGTTTACAATTCTTTTTCAACATTTGGGAATCTTGTGAACTCATGATTGAACCCATGAACACCGAAGTCGGTTGAATTTCAATTCCTAATTCTCTCAAATCAAAATCTGCACGTGTTATACCAATACTACACTGTGAACCGTCACCCCAAAATGATGTAACATTAATGTCTTTTTTAGCATTAACAATTTGCGGTAGTGAGTCTAAATCTTCAGATGCTCTGAATTGAACTCCGTCAAATTGTTCGGCAGTAGCCAATCCCATTCTGATTAAATCTGCCGGTCTTAAAGAAAACTCACCAATATTAGATAAGTCCAAATCCATTGTAAGTGTTTGAATACCCAACGGCACACCAACAATCATAAAGTCACCTGACTCGTTAGTCTTTACAGTATACTTGTAATATTTTTCGTATATCTCGAGTACTTCATTTCTTGTTAAGATATCTTCTCTTGTTGGAAATGTACCTGTAGGTGTATGTCCACCATATTCCTGATTATACGGTAATAAATTATAACGATAACCGTCTTCATTTTTTTCCGCAGGACTTTTATACGGGTACAAGGCACTGATAACAGGATTTAATAAATCCTCATCTTCAACAGGAACAAAAACAGATACTCTTACATTTGGTACACCAAATCCACCGTTAGCAACAACACGACCAACAACCACACCATAGTCAGCACAAAAACGAGTATAGACATCACCTTGTGAAAGTTTCATGGAAAGGATTTCCAAAAAGTCAAAATCCTGTTCTACATTCAGTTTTAAATTTTGGTCAACTCCTAATTGTGTACGTAATCTGTATGATTTAGGCATATAATATCTTTTTAGATAAATAGTTATTCATCTATTTTCAAAATAACTTACTAAAACTCTATGTAAAGGAATTAAGAGAAATCTACAGTCTTAAGATTCTTGATTCTTACCTTAATGTCTTTGTTAGGGAATCTAACTTGGTAAATTTGTGATGGCTCAGCAAAAATAGTGTCATCAACTAATAAAATTTCTTTTGTTGCACTATTAGCATATCTTTGTGAAGTTTCAGATGACGAATATTGACCACCAACTTTATTGAAAACTTTTAAGTCGGTTACTGAAATAACACCGGCAACATCTTGTACTTGACTCCTTATTTCAGATATGAATACATTACCACCCATTTCTCTGAATACTGGACTCATTAATGTTTGTATTTTATCAATAACTCTTGTTATAACTTCACCTTGGTTTTGTGCAGAATCAACAACAACAGAAATATCAAATTCTAAATCAATAACTTGCGCAACATTAATTGAGATGTAATCATTTATCATTCTATAATTTGATAAATAATTTGCTAAGTTTGTTTTTAGTGTGTTTGATACAGTTTGAGTCAAAGACCCTGTCGAATCATAAGATACAATATTGATATTAATTTTGTTATCTTCTTCCGTGATTGCAACCTTAGCAGGTGCACCGTACTTACCTGGCATTTTTCTTATAATAGCATAGTAATCATTTACCGTCACAGCTCTGTTTTGAGCAGCAAAGTTAAATGTTACCATATTTCTAACCTCTTCAATATTAGGTTGGTTAGCCCCACCAATTGCGGCAGTAACGTTGTTAACCCTTAATGAATTTACGACTTGTTGATTTATATTAGCCGAAGGTCCATTAACGAAGAAATTAACCGTACCAACTTGGTTTATTGTATTTACACCGATATTAGAAACGGTTCCACCACCAATTCTATACTGAACAAATAATGTAGTATTTGCTTTAACTGTTTTACCTAAACCAATATTGTTTTGATAGTCTTGAATTCTAAGTGGTACACCCGTTCTTGAAAATTGAGCTAATTGGTCATCAGCAGTAACTGTAGCATTACCAAATTGAACTCTTAAGAAACCTTCTGGTGTATATTCTGTTATGAACCTTAATTCAGTTTCAAGGTATCTACCAACCTTTATACCTGGTCTATCTGCGGGTTTAGTTGGGTCTTCAACGAAAACTCTACTTTCAGCTAACGAATCAACTTCAAACCATCTATCAGGTGAATTAACAAATTCAGAATATGTGGGGATTGATTGAAATGATGTTCCGTCTTTTTGTATCACGGATGTTACACCTATAATATTTTTTTCAGGTAGAAAAAACTCAAAGAATGGCTTAACATCTGCCGGTGTAATAACTTTTTTATAAACCTTAGTTATTCCATTAACCACCACTTCTCTTTTAGTAATCGTATAATTCAATAACTTACCATTAGAATCAAAGTTTGGTATTTTAATTTGGTTTGGAAATCCTTCACTGTTATATTGAGATGAAAAATCAATATCGTTAACATTTTCAAATGTTTGTCCCGCACCAACCACTTGTGAACCCGCTCTTAGGATACCCAAATATCTCGTATCTTCTTGGTCTCCAAATGCCGGCACTGTGATTGAGAAGTCACAAAGAGCAACTGACGGTCTATTACCCGGTATTTTTAAACCATAAGTTCTGGCAATGTTAAAAATTGACGAACGTTGTTGGGCATATTGAAGTACTGTTTCTTGAATACTTCTGTCCATGTGATAATGTAAGTTATCACCAATGGCTGCGTTTAAATCTAAAAAAACTGAATATACTGAGGCATCATTGAAGTTATCAATAAGTTCAGGATAATACTGTTGTGTGTAATTAATGAGGTCCTGACGTAGTGCTTCAAAGTCTCTGTCTGCGTATGAAATTCTTCTTTGTGCCATTTATATTAAATATTGATAATAACAAAATCCTTATTGTCGAAAGTGCTATCAGTAATAGTATAGTCAATTCTTATTTTTGCTGTATAGTCCGCAACACCAGTACCAGGTACTCTATAAATACCACCGACACCAATGTTACTCATATTTAAATCACCAACAAGTTCAAGTTCTTCGGTGTATGGTGTTATTGTAATATCATTTAATATCAAATTTGGTAAAAATTCATCTACCGCTTGTCTGATATCTGCCTTAATAGCTTCAAATGATAATCCATCCATAGGTTCAAAAATGAACTCATAAATTCTTGTACCAAAATTTGGTAAGTAATATCTACTACCTTTTCTTGTTAAGATAAGATGTAACAAATCAGTTCTTATTTCCTCCTCAGGTGTTTGAGATAAGGAAAGGTATTTTCCATCCTGACTTTGTCCGAAAGGAAAATTAATACCATATGTTTTACCGTCAGCCATTATACATAAATATATCCACAGAATAATTTTTAGAAATAAAAAAACCCGACAATCTATTTGTCGGGTTTTTAATACATTATAACCTTAAATTATTAATTATGCTTCACAACTCGTGCAAACCAAGTCATTAAGATTAAGTTTTTTTCTTGCAAATGCCTGAGCTGAGTTCATTGAATGCTGATAGTAAAGGGTCTTAACTCCCAATTGCCATGCGTCAATAAGAAGTTTATTAACATCTTTAGTCGGCATATCAGGTGAAATCATTAAGTTCAATGACTGTGATTGGTCAATAAAATCTTGTCTGATAGCCGCTTGGTTAATGATTGTAGATTGATTAATTTCAGCAAATGTTCTAAAAATTTCTTTCTGTTCATCAGTCAAAAACTCTAAATGTTGTACAGAACCATCTTGTTTTTTAATACTGTCCCAAGTCGCTTTAGTATCTTTTTTGATATCAACAAGTAACTTTTTAAGTACTGGGTTTTTGATAGTAACTTTTAATTTAGCAACATCCTTAACATAACAGTTAGACCAAATTGGTTCAATAGATTGTGAAACCTGACCCAAGATAAATGCTGATGATGTTGTAGGTGCAATTGCGTTTAATGTAACGTTTCTTCTACCATAACCGACTAATGTTTCTGGTTCACCAAACATCTCAGCAAGTTCCGCAGATGCTTTATAAGATTTGTCTTTTATCAATTTGAAAACCTCAATATTCAATCTTGCACTATCTTTACTGTCAAAAGGTAAACTTTTAGATTGAAGTAGTGAATGCCATCCCAAGACACCTAAACCAAGGGCTCTTTGTCTTTTAGCGAAGTTGTAAGCCTTTTCAAGATAGAAGAATGCTCTTTGACCCTCGATTGTACCATTATTTCTTAGTTCATCAATTTTACTAATAAATTCAGTAACAACCGCATCTAAGAAGTATACCATAACTTCAACAGCGTCTGTGTCTTTCCACTCGTCGTAGTGTAAAAGGTTCATAGAAGACAAAACACAAACAAAAGATTCTTCTTCTGAGTTGTGTAATGCAATTTCAGAACAAAGATTTGAATTATAAATTTTCATGTCTTTATCTCTGTAAACTTCAGGTGCCTTGTTATTCATAGTATCTGTGAACATAATATATGGATATCCAATCTCACCTCTTCTTTGAATTACTTTAGCCCAAATAGCTCTTTTTTCTTTATCCCCATTTACCATTTGTTCCATGAATTCATCAGTAACTGTTACTGCGTGTGTCAAATCTTGAATTGGGAATCCCTCAGTACCGATTTCTAAAAACTCCATAATATCAGGATGCTCGACTGGTAGGTATGGTGAAAATCTACCTCTACGTGTTGAACCTTGTGATATGTTATCAACAACACTTTGGAAAAGATTCATAAAGTGTACTGAACCAGGTGCGTGTCCATTATCGGTAATTGATGCACCTCTTCCACGAATATTTCCAAAATACCCTGAGGTACCTCCACCCATCTTACTCATTTCTCCAACTTCCGCTTGTGTATATAAAATTGACTCAATGTTGTCACCAATATTAGAACCAAAACAACTAACAGGTAAACCCCTTTTCTTACCAAAATTAGCCCACACGGGTGATGAAAGTGAGTACCATCCTTTACCCATATACTCATAAAACTTATCGGCAAAACCTTTAAGTTTTACATTGTCTGCAGTTGTACTCAAAATTTTTTCAGCGTGCTCTGCAATCACTCTGATTCTTTCCAGTGGTTCTTCACCTTCGCTGAGGTATCCTCTACGAAGGAATGTTATGGATTCTTCATTAATCCAATCAAAAGGTTTTCTATTTTCCATGTTTCTATATTAATTTAAATTAAAATAAATCGTTCATTGTTATCGATTTCGTTTTTTTGCTATAATTGATACTTCTTTTATTGAAGAAATCAGTGTGTTTTGTTGTTAAAATTTCATCATCAAACCATTCAGTCGTTTCCAAAAGAGGTTGGTTGATTTCGAAAATATTATCAATACCGATAGAATTTAAAGAGGTATTAAATCTATGTTTGATAAACTCTAAAGTTTGTGCTTTTGACAAGAAAGTCAAGTCACCTTTTTCAAAAATCCAATTTACTATTTCAAGTTCAGCTTCGTAAGCATCTTTGGTTGCTTGAATCAGGTCTTGAACCAAGTCATCAGTCCACCATGATGGATTTTCTTTTTTTATAATATTAACCAAGTCGAATCCAAAACCAGCATGAATATTTTCTTCTTTAGATGTGGCCTCAACAGCATTACTAATACCTTTTAATACATTTTTATGTTTATTAAATGACATAATAACTAAGAATTGTGAGAACAACGATACGTTTTCAACAAACATTGAGAACAATACAACTGATTCAAAATATTCTTGATTTTCAACCGCCTTTGAATTTGATATGGTTTTTTCCAAATATTTAATTCTTCTACGAATTGCAGGTACTTCCAAGATGTTTTCAAATTCACTATTAAGACCTAACAATTGAATTAGGTGTGAATATGCATCCGCATGTCTTACCTCTGATTCTGCGAATGTTGCACCAACACTACCAATTTCTGGTTTTGGTAGTCTTTTATAAATGTCACCCCAAAATGTTTTTACCGCAATTTCTATTTGTGAAATTGCCAACATAGCTCTTTGGACCGCAGTTTGTTCTTTTTCACTCAAGTGTACTTTAAAATCTTGAATGTCCGAAGTGAAATTAAACTCTGTATGAACCCAATATGAATGTCTAATTGCATCAACATACTCATACAAATCAGGATATTCGTAAGGTTTTAAATTGATTCTTTTTGAAAAAATATTCGGTTGGTGTTTTGAACGATAAATGATATATTCTTTAGCAACATCATTTAACCCATTATCCATAAGTTTATTTTCCACCATATCGTGGATTTCATCCACATGAGGAACTCTTTCTTTATCTCCTTTAAAGATACCTTTTGTGGTTAGTCTTGCAATTTTTTCAGCCATATCTTCATCTATTTTACCAACAGATGCCATAGCTTTCATAACCGCTTTTTTTATCTTTTCGGATTCGAATAGTACTGTTTCACCGCTTCTCTTTACGACGAATCGGTGGTCTTTTAGTGCCATATTAAAAATGTAATTATCCATAGTTTTTTTATATTAAGTATTTGTATTTTCTCGTTGTCTTCTTTGATTTAACAACTCATTAATTCTTGTTCGATTTCTTTCTTCTTTTTGTTCCTCAAGACCAAGTAGTGTGACACTTTGTTCAGTATCAATAACCAAAAATTCATTATCAAATTTACAGTTTTCAAATACAACACCGTCTTTACCAAGACGTGATTTTGTTATCGCAATTGTTGCCAAATTCATTTCTTTTTGTTGTAATGTTTTAGCCACAGTAATAATAACGTGACCTACTTGTGCTTTTTTGATTGAACCACCCATTTGGTCTGTAGTAACAACTTCAGATGATATTGATGAACGGTTACCTTGTGTTGCAGTCCAACCTACGATTTGTAGTTCGTGACATAAAGCCTCAAACGCTCGCATAACCGAACCCTCACTTTTCCATTCATCTTCGAGTTTTCTGTCAGGTACAATACAGTCAATGTAGTCTATCACTATCATGTCTATTTTATTACCTTCCGCCATCATTTTTCTAACTTGATTTTTAATTTGATTCATAGTCATAGTATCTGATGGCAATTTCTTCAAAGTTAAGATATTTTTTGTATTTGACTTAATTTCTTTAACCTTTTCTAATACAGTTTCTCTGTGGTTTGACAAATCATCAGGAGCAATACCTGTCCACATAGTAAAATGTTTACGTTGTATAATTTTAGGATTGTCCTCAAAAAATACTTGTAGTACATTATACCCAAGATTAAATGCGTTGTTCGCTATTTTAGACAAAATTGTAGTCTTACCAACACCTGTCGGTGCCAATATTACACCAATCTCTCCTTTAGCCAATCCACCTTTAAGTAGATTATCAATACCTTGAATTCCCATCGGAATAGGATGTCTGTAATCATCATCCAAAACCTCGTCCAAGTTTGAGAATACGTCAGATGTACCAACTTCAACTTCTCCAACTTGTAGAGCTTCACGAACCATTTGTTCTAAGTGGTCATAACTTTCAAAATCACCCTTATCGATGATTTTTTGTGCTTTCGACATCACTTTTTGAAGTTCTTGTTGTTTACAGAATTTCAAAGATTTTTCTTGGACAAAATCTGAACCTTCTATTGGACACTCTTTTACTTGTTCCAACATATCCATCACCATTTTTTGTGCCATTGGTGATGTAATTTCAGATTTTGTTAGTTGGTCTAAAGTATTAAAGGTCGGTGCATGTTCATACTTTACATAATACTCCCTTATCATTTGCATGATAAGTCTGAAGTATTGATTATCAAAATATTTGGGGTCTAAAACGTCAACGATAGATGTAGCAAAATCTTTGTTAAGTATAATATTGTTTAATAATTGTATTTGAAATGTGTTCCCTAAATAACCAAAATTTTTATCGTTTGACATAATTTTTAATAACGTTTTACTACCTCTCGGATTTATAAATACTCTTAAGCGAGCTGATAATTCATGTATTTGTAAGATAAATTTTCAGCTGAAAAAATGTCAGTCAGACCCCTCAATATGATTTTCAACTCTGGTCGTATGTCTACGGTATATCTTACCTTTGGTGGGTACAATTTGGCGTCAACTATTCTATGACAAATTGTCTCATCCCCAATCTTTACATACAAGTTAAAGTATTCTGGACCTTCCGTATTAGATGTTTCCAAAATCTCTGGGTCGGCAATAATTTGGTCTTGATTGTCAACCATGTAAATCAAAGATTTTAGTCTAAGGTTGTTTTCGACTAGTTCGGCAACTTCTTTAAGAATGGCACCAACTTCCAAACTTCTTCTCGCCTTAGGATTATATCCTTTAACGTTATAGAATCTTTGTACGATGATGTTGTCATTCAAAGTCATTAAGAACTCCATCTTTGTTGTGTCTTGCATTTGTTCTTTCATAATTTTAATTTTTAGTATTGAATCGTTTTTTTTCTTTTCTTGATAGTTTCATAAATGGTTGTAAAAATTCAACCCACTGATTATCTGTTTTTGGAAGGTATTTGAAAATTCCATCATCGTTCATTAGTCTCATAAGATTTTTGTAACCCCTACCATCAGGGTCCAACTCTTCTTCATAATAAGCTTTGACTTCTTCTTTACCCTCGTCAGATATTAGTGGGTTGGACAAATCAATAAGTTTTTTATTGATATTGAAAAATTCTTGACCGAGTAATCCTTGTTTTGTTTTCCCTTCGAGAATGTTTGATACAGATTTTTGTTTCTTTTCATCTTCACTAAAATTATTGATTGTTGTAAAAATATCGGAAACAGAAGTCGTTTTTTCAAGTAAGTCGGGAAATAATTTAATAATTGTTTTTTCACCAAGCAAAAGTATCCCATCAATATTATCTGATTTATCACCAGTTAATATTTTATAAGTTACAACATTTTGGTGGGGTATCCAAAGATTACCAATATTAATTCTTTCTCCGTATTTGTGATATTCTTTTTTAATCGGAGAATAGATTTCGACGTTTTCAGAAATGAGTTGTGTCAAATCTTTGTCGGCTGAGAAAATTGTTTTTTTCTCATCAACAGAAATTTGACAATAGTAAGATATCAAATCATCACTTTCCGAGTTGTCAATACATATCTGACGAATAAACATATCCTCCAAATATTGACGTATACGGGACTTTTGCCAGTCATATGATTGACGCTTCAACTCATTGGTTTCTGAACGTCTATTTTGTTTGTATTGAGGTAATAGAAGTCGTCTTTGGGAGGAGTTATTCTCTCCATCCCAAAAGACTATAACCTTATCATAATTGTGCTCTTGTAAGAACTTTTTAAGTGTATTGATGAAGTGAAAAATACCCCCAATATGATTCCCATTGTGGTAATATTCTTTTACCCCATGAAATCCGATTTTGAATAGATTGTCTCCGTCAATTAAAAGTGTCTTAGTCACAATTTAAGTTTTATGTTATTCAATAACTTCTTTTTCCTCAGTAAGTGTGAACTCACCATCTGTTCCGATAATTTGTTTCCAATAATCGGAATGTTCTTTTTTGTAAGCTTCAATAGATGCTTTTTCTTCTGAAGCTTCTTTACCCGCCAAGAACCCGTGTGGTGTTACGATAATTTTACCATCTTCATAACCCAAACCATTAATGTGGTTTTTCATAACGGAAACTTTGGTACGAGTTGCAAACTTAACAGTTCTCTTGTCTTTGGTCGCTGTAATCTTGGTAGTTCCAGCACCTTTTTGGTTACCAAACAAAAATACCAAAGATGAGTTAAGCCAAACAGACTCACCACCTTTTGCCTTAATTTTTGGTTGACCAAACGGATTGTCAGGAAGTTCAACCCACGGTTGGTTAACAATAACCAAAGTGTTTTCGTATTTGGAATCAGCCTTACGTGAACCTGAGATACGCTGGTTAATACCCATACCAATTTTGTCTGACAATGTAGCAGCATTGTGTTGTTTACCACCCTTACCTTCAAAAGTCATCTTAGATGGAATTGAACCGATTGAATCCCAAAGGAAACATAGACTATAGTCCAACTCTCCCTTTTCTTGTGCATCCAACAAACTATTGATATAATCTGTAATCTGTTCGATGTAGTCAAAGTTGTTGTTGAATATATAGAATCCGTCCCAATCGATTTCACCCGTCTCCTCATCCACAACTTCATCACATTGGAATCCCATCAACTTTGCGTGTTCAAAGCTCCATTTCTGCTCGGTAATAATAAACACAGGAAGAATTTCTTTCTTTTGTGCATCCACCGCAGTCTTCACCAACGCAGTTGTCTTACCCGTATCTGAGTGTCCCAAAAACATATTGATGTGTCCAATAGCAGGACCAGGTAAACCTACTGCATCCAAGAAGTCAGTTCCTAAATCGAAAAAACGTTGTGGTTTGTATTTCGCAGATGTAGAGAACTGTTTCTTAATATCTTTAAAATCTTTTTTCTTAATTGCCATAATTGTATTTGTAGAATTCTTTTAAATTTTCTAACTTGTCTTTTGCATTTGCCAATTTCTCGACAAACTTGTCCATCTCTTCCAAGTGTTGTGGATGTTCCCCAATACCAACAGGGTTTTCCATGTACACCATTAAAGTTGCCTCAGCCTCAGCAATCTCACTCTCATACTTTTTGATGAGCGATTCGTACATTAATTTTCTTATTTTCATTGTCTGTATTTTTTTAAAAAAAGAGCATGGACACTATGTCTATGCAAGTGTCCATGCTCATTAAATTAGAATGGTAGTTCCTCGTCTGGGTCCATTTCAGATTGAGGGTCATAAGTCTTTTCAGATTGTGTACCACCACCCATTGTCATGTCCTCAACAGAGTCACCATAAACATATTTTTTCAAATCAGAATCCCAACGTGGAACTTCACCACGAGAAACCGCTTCCAAATATTCTACAGGTTTCTTTGAGTATACGTCACTCCAAGTCATCTCATCTTCAACCCACTCTTTTTTGATTGCTTCATCTGAGTGAAGTGGTGTTGGGTCGTCATACATAATAGTTTGAACAACCGTATATTCTTTACCTGCAGGTGTCTTAGATTTTACCATTTCGATGATAAGGTCACGTCCATTTTCAGGATTTGTAATATCACCCTTTTGTTTCCAAATTGGGATAATCTTGTCCAAGATACCTTCTTGTTTGTAATTGTCTTTAAATCTCCAAAACTTAACACCATCATCTTCAGCATCACGGTCTACAACTTTAACAATGTAGAATTTACGTGAACGATATTGAGGTGCCAATTTCTTATCAGATTCTTTACCTGTTGACATCAATTCTTCGTAAACCTCAGTCAATGGAGAACGCTCTCCGTCATTTTTTCCTGGGTCGTAAAGTTTAACCCACTTACCATCCACTTGAATTTCATGGTACCATACTTCCTTGAAGGGGGATGAACCATCAGGGGTAGGGAGGATACGTACACGCTTTTGACCTGTACGTGAATTCTTGTCCAAAAGAGTTGTGAAGTACTTCTTCATACGCTCATCTTGAGACATTTGGTTGCCCGTTCCTTGAGAACGTGCGGTGTTTTTCTCATACTGAGAAAGAACTGCATCTAAAGTTGTGTTTGACATAATTTTTGTTTTTTTTAAAGTTTAAGTTCTCTTATTACTCATCTATAAGTATAACTGAACAATCCATTAAGTCAAACCCGAAAAACAAAAAAGGACACCTTTCGATGTCCTTTTCATTAGAGAAAAATTTTTATCAAGAATAATAATTTTTAGGATATTGGTCCGTAAATTTGTTGAATGTTTTTTTAATTTCATTGGGTGAAAAGTTTTCAACTTCATCATCAGTTAAAACATATTCATTTTTACCTGATTTTTCCATGTCTTCTTTTTTATCCTCAAAGAAATCAGTTAACTTTTGATTGAAAGGGTATGAGTCTAAACTTCTTAAGTGTAATTTTTCTTCAGGAGTTTTTTCACGATACTTTTCAATTTTAGATTCTAATGAATTAATTTTTTCAAAAATAGAATCCATCGCTTCTAACTTACTTGTTAAGTCTTCAAGTTTTTCAAACATAGTACTCATATACTCATCTTGTTTAGATTGAATATCTTTTTGAGCTGATACTAAGTCTGTGATGTCCAATTCTTCAGTTGAAGAATCTTCTGATTTTTCGTCTACAGATTTTCCTTCATCATCCAACTTTTCAACATCGGGGTCAGTTGCCGTATCAATTGGTTCTGCAATTTCTTCAGGACCTGTTGGTGGTGGTGTGTCCGTTGTTGGTGGTGGTAATGTTTCATCTGTACCAGCACCCGTAAAATCAGCTAACGGGTCTGTTGTTGTTTCTTGTTCAACGATATATTTGTTAATTTTATTATATCTTTGAACTTCTTCGATAATTTTTTTCTCTAATGACATTTTGTTTTTCTTTAACCGTTCAATAAAGTCTTAACTCCGTGTGAAGTTTCAACCTTAAGAGTTCTATTTATTTTCATTGTGTTGTCCACTCTTTCAATAAGACCGTCTTTCATTCTTACTGTGTAGCAGTCTCCAGTATCCAAGTCACAAACTTCCTTGTAACCGTTACCTGTTTCTCTTTCTGATAATCTTGTATCTTTAGAAAGATAATTGTCTAATAAATTTTTAATATCCATAACAAATGGTTTTAACATATAAATATATCAATATTTACTAATTTTATTGTAATCCTAATACTCTAGCCCTATTTATCGCATTTTGGAATATACTTACAGTGACAGTCCAAGGTGTTCCTCTAGAAATTCTAGCATTTATTTGCTCATTCAAACGAGTCTCTTTTGATAATGGACCATCACCCGGTCTCTTCATACCAACACCAGTATTCCACCATCCCAACCATATTCTAGCGGCAGCCTCTCCTTCACTTCCATATTTCAATTTATATACATTGAATAGGTTATTGAATGCACTTGTGTTGAATCTCGCCAACACAAAATTAATAGCATCTTCAAATGAATCAAATATTGCCAATGGTCGTTTTCCTCCCTCAATTACTGAAACACATTCCTGTCCAATAACAAATGACATCATATTTGGTGGCCATTTACCATCCGTGTGTATACCGTACAAGTCATTACCAACACAACCAAACTGGTTTGGACTTTTGTTTTGTTCTTGTGTTGCCATAGCAAATACTAACTTTCTTATATTCAAAGGCACATCTGTTCTTGTATTCAAGTAGTTTACAACATTTTGTTTACCAATAACCGTATAATTTGCATCAACAAACGGAAGTGATGGGTATGCAGTTTTACAACTTGCAGCAACAGTTTTGATTGGTGTCTTACTAACATTTCCATTAGTCTTACCACTAACTGAAATAATACTAGTTGTTGGTGTTTCTGCAGTAACAGATACCGGTATAACTTCTTTTTTCTTTTGATACCTTCTCAACAAATCAATATTAACTCCCATTGTTAATTTACTGAAATTCGGGAACGCATATTTTGAAATTCTTACTCCGGAAAAAGTAGTTGTGAAATCCTGTGGAGATATATTATGAACAACATTGGTAATCCAATACGCTCCTGTAAACATTGGAACATATCTTAGGTTGAAATACATTGTTGGTTGGACCATGGCATTACCCATAGACTCAACATCACAAGTGTAACTTCTTGTTTTATATAAATTATAAAGTGAAGTACTTTGTTGGACCGCTTTTTGACCTTTACCTTGGTTAGCAATATCAACAAGCACTGTGAATGTCTCTGATGTATTTTTGTATTGTGATTGATTTAATGATATAGATTTGAAAATATTTTGATTTCTTACTCCAAAATCTACATTAAATGCAACAACTTTATTAGAACTACCAAAGTCGTCTTTAGTTGGGTTTGATTCTCTCAATGGATTGTCAGCACACCTTCCAATATCAAAACTGTCAGAATTAAATCTATAGTCTATGTTGTTTTTCTGTTGGGTGTGTTCAGAAAGTTTATCTGTATAGATACACACAAACTTTGGCTTTGATTGTTGATAGTCGACTTCTAAATATGTTCCAAAAGCACTATTAGGTATATCAACATTAACTGGTGTTCCCCCTTTACCTGTTTCTTGTACACCATAGAAATTTACATAAGCCGGTAACGCCATAAATAAGAAATTGTTTTTACTTAACAATTCACTTATTAAACTATAAACCGATAACTTATCATTTGTCGATGATAGATACCCTGTTAGTGTTGTCACATCAACAATAAGTTTATTTCCGATGTCTCTGTTAGCCCTATCCAAGAACATAAAATCCTCAAAAAGACTTCGGTTTTTAAAATCTCCACCAGCAATCCATTTATCATTCATTGCTTTAAATGTCTCCCATATTTCTACTTTTGCAACTTCACCATCCAAAGCACTTACTCTTTGATTTTTAACCTCAGTAATGTTTGGTAAATTTTGATTCAAATATCTAAATACATGATTTAGAATATTAGATTGGTATTTGTTTAAATCAGAAAGATAAGTATTAAAACTTGTCAAGAATGACGTAGAACTATATGACGGTCCGTTTTCAACCTTTTGGGTTGCATACATTTTAATTAATGGTGCTAAAACAACCACGTTTTCTGCGGTAAATTCAATATTAAAATCAATGAAGAAATCGGTAATGTATGAACCCGAATCTTTATACGCTAATGAATTCAATTTATACTCACCAACGTTGAGGTATAATTGTTCCCAAGCATCGGCATTTTGTGATTTTGAAACACTAAGTGTTGTTCCACCAGATGTAGGTAACGAACCAGGTACATATTTTCCAAAATCAACCGGGTCTAATGGTTTGACTGTTTGATTAGTAGAGAATGAATTCCAAACACGTCTATTAAAATTCGAAGGATTACCTCGTTTGAATACGACTTGGTATGAAAGGAAATTATCAATACCAAACGCAAATGATGATAATTGTTTGTCTGCAATAAGCGGACCGTCCTTATCCTCATTACCGGTAAGTGTTACATCTGATATTGTAAATAAACTACTTAATACTGATATTAAATTTCTATTTTCCCAAGAACTTAATATGTTTGGTGTGAAAAAATCTAAACCAAGTTGTTCTCCCGCCAAGGCAATTATACTATCAGAAGGTTTTTGAACAAATCTTAAAAACTCTTGTTCAAAATCATCTAATATCTGTTTAGTAAACGTACCAAATATGTCTTCAATATTTGAGTATTCACCCTGATATGTAATGTCAAAAGGATTTTGATATTCTTTTGCCGGGTCTACAATCTTTAGATATTCATTGTAAGAAGGTTTTTTGGTCAGGCTATGATTGAAATATCCGAAATTAGATGAGTTCCATAGTGTTCTTACCGAACCATCATAAAGAGTCTCATCAGATTGAATTTGAGTAGATGTTTTTTCAAAATTTGTTAGTAAAGGATTTTGATTCTCAAATTTGTATTGGTTGAACTTTAATCCACCTGTTGACGGTACAACCAAAATTCTTGGTATCAACTCTGAATTTATACTTGTTTGAGTAATATTGATAAATGAATACCAGTTCTTAATTGAGACTGAATTTAAGGGGTCACCGAGCATAGAACCCAATCCTAAATTAATCGAAGATTGATTTGTTTTACCAATTCTCAAACCGTTATCATACGCTGAAGTCCAATCCGATGAAGTATAACCTGTAATAATATCTTCATCATTGAACATGTAATATAATGAGTTTATTACCTTTGGGTACATACCAACGTTAACCCCCACACTACCCATGTTATTATAGTTCAATGAGTATGTATATGCCGAACCTTGATAATCTGTTATTTGGTAGGTTGTGGTGCTGGCTGATGTTGTTGGGTCGTACGCCACATCGTAATCAAAATTTTTCCAAACACTATCCAACATATCGGTACCATTCTCAATGTATGTTTTGTATCTGTGCCAAATTGAACCGTACTTTAATATAAATGCATATGGTAACTTGTGTATTGCCGATACTTTGTTGAATATACTTGATATATAACTGTTTTGTCTTTCAGAAATTATAGTGTCGGTCAATTCAGCTGAAAGAGTTTTTTCCCTTAATGTTGATATTGGTAATGAATTTAAGAATAGATAACCAAGATTTTTGTAAGGATATTGATTTCCGTTTTTCACGTTATCAACACCCTCCATTATTGCATTTACAAAATATGGTGTATTCAACAATGAAGTTGTTTGATATCTTGATATCTTACCCGAGTAATCACTTCCGTAGTCAATGTTTGATTCAGTTATTATCAACTTATCATTGTTTGTGAACTTTTCAAGGAAGTAGGTGTTAAGTTCCAAGTTAGTTTGAACTTGTGGTTGTACTCCTCCACCTTGTATGTTTTGATTTAATGATGTGTTTTTCCATGTTAGAGTAGTAAACGGAACATCATTAATAGGACTTATCAGTTGTCTTGGATTAAATGATGATATAGTTTTCTTACTATCCAACCAATAAAGTGATTTAGTAGTATCGTTAGCATCTTCAACCGATGCGATTGTCGAACCATAAGCCATATTTGTTTTCAACCAAGAAAGACTTGTAAATGGATATGTGTCAGTAATTGTCATCGCAGATGAATCACTACCTTTGAGGTATTCAATCAAATTGTTTTCACTTTCTTGCGATTCATCTACCGTAATACTATCAGCATTCAATTGCTCTAATGAATAGATTGCCGAGTCTTTTTCAACATAAGTTTTGATATATGGTGTTACAAAATAGTCTCTTTGATATAACGCCCAACTTTCACCCTTACCGTCGTTTGAAATATTTTCCAAGAACGGTACAAAATTAGTAAAATTAAAACCGTATCTTTTTAATTGCATCATCAAGAACGGGTCTGATAATATCTGTTGTTTAATAGTATACGCCTCAAAGTCACCAATTACCGCATATAAATCTTGTTTTGATTGTGGTGATTTAAATAACTTTGAGTAGTTTGTGGCTAAGTATGTTCTTTCAAAAATTTCATAATAAAAAGGAACTGCAGACTTGTTTCCGTATGGTGTAACATTATATGGAAACTCTATAGCATTGTTTGGTATGAAGGGTGCACTTTGTTTTTGGTTTGGTGATGTAATGGGTTCTGGTAATGCTTGTCTTAATAACGCTCCCGTGATATACTGTTCAACAAATTCAACCTCAGGCCATTTATCATATAAGTAACCTTTGGTTCTATTTGTTGTGTTGGGGTCTGCAATGTATTTTAAAACAAAACTTGAGTTCCCATTTTCATCTACTTCCGACTCAAAATATTGTGGCCAAGGGTATATAAAATTTTCTTCACCTGTTTGTGTACCTGGTACCGAATCTTTTGTATCGACACCATTCGCCTCGTTATTACTTAAAATAGCATCTAATCTTATAGGGTCTGCTCTTAATGACCAAGCGTTAGTATGTACATCATCCATTAAAGAATAAAACCCATCAACACTCGCCATGATAACCGCCATAACATTTCTGATTGTAGGTTTGAATCCAAGACCAGTTTCTGAATTTTCTATTTTTTCTAATAAGGCTTCAGATAATTCACGTTCAATTTTTTCTTGTAGTTTACCAAATCGAGATTCTAAATCCGACAGAGTATTTAGGAAAGAATTTTTTACATACTTACTACTTTGAAATATTGTACCAAACTTATAGTATTCTGAATTGCTATCAGGCACAATTTGTTTTGTTTGCCAATCAAACTTATAGGATGCTGTAGTCAAATCAATTTTCAAAGCAGCTAAAAATGAAAGAGTATCTGCGGATGTTGGCTGAGCAATTCCCTTTGAAAGGATTACTGATTTGTTAACATCAATTTGTTCTTCAATGTTTTCAGGGTTCAAAGAAACCGTAAAGTCATCAATTCCAATATCAAACGCCAACGCAGAACTTTGTTTTTTACTATTAATTTGATACGTACCATCAGTACCGAAGGTAGCATTTGTTAATAATTTTTCATTATACTTCTGAATTAAATTATTTAATTCAACTAAAGCATCTTTTCTTGTTTGTAAATCACCACTGTATTTTTTTTGGAACTTATATACTAATTCACCTGTCTCTTTGGTAACTAATACATTTTTTGCATCCATGTATTTTATAAACCATGCACGAGCATTTTGTCCATAAATGTTTTCACGATATAATGTTAGTAATTCCCTATAATCATCAATATCATTCAAAACTCCCAAATCTTGTTTTGAAAAACTTTGTGAAATATATTTTTCTAAACCATCAAGTTTCATCTTTAACTGAGCTAAAGTCAACTCAGGAAAATCAGGATTAATTAAACCTCTACTTTTGTAATATTGATAAGCTTGTGAAATTTTTTGATATCCTTTTGTGAGTGATATTGAGGTTACCGGCTGAGTCACATTCAACCCTGACTGTTGTTGTCTCGCTAACGCACCCGTAGTTTCGTCAGGATTATTAGCGTTTTGTAAAATTTGTTGTGATGTCGATTGTGTTAAAGTATCTTCAGCGTTTTGTACCTCTAAAGTAGTGTTATACATGTGAGGTAGAGCATAAAGTGCCGCCATAGGAACATCACTCAAAATAGCTGCGGTTCTACCAATAAATTCTACACTAACAATGTAATCACCTTTTGTTGGGTCAAACCTCGCATTGAAACTTTTTAACATCAATTCATATCGAATTGCCTTACCATAATACCCCTTAACCGTTAAATAAAACAAAGGATATGGTAATTGTAAGAAGGCTGAGTATGGTGAATTTTCACCTTGTTCAAATAATGTTCTACCCTGAACGTCAACCATTTCAATTGACACCTGAGGTATAAATGATGTGTTATTTGCAATTTTAATACTTGTTATTCCAAGTAAACCGGTATCCAATTTATTTAAAACCGTTCTTGGAAATCTAACTACATTACCAGCAACAACTCTATTTTCTTGTTGTTGATTTATTCCTCTTCCTTCTAAAGCCCCTTGTCCTGTAATTTGGTCTGACCAACTAGTGTCAAAGTATTGTGAATCACCCTGCGGTTTTAAAAAATTAATCTTACCGTCAGGTGTACCTCCGAAATTAGCAATTACTTTATTTTTCGCTAATTCATCAAAATTTTCACCAACAGCAAGTTTTGTTCTTGGAATAATTCTTGCTTCCAAATTGGCATACATAATCAAATTCTCATGCTGAACGAGTCTTTCTTGGAATTGACCGTTTTTGTCATAGATTTTGTTTGGGTCAACAAGAATTATATTATCACAACTCTCCTCCCACGCAATATTTCCGTCTGTAAATTTTTTGTTATCTGCCATAATAGAAGAACTGGTTGTCTACCGCATTTTTATAGTCCTGTAAAGATGCTACTAACGGATACGGAATAATCAAGACTGCACCATCTTCGATGTTCGTTTCCATACTTCCATATTGTGGATTCGCCATCTGTATTAACCAACCAAAATAGGGTGTTTTATAAAACTCATACGATATTTTATCAAGTCTACTTTTACCTTGGAAGTAAATATATCTTTTATCTGTTGGCTTGAATGGAATAGTAACATTGGGAACTATGGTTTGTTCTCCATTAATCAAAAACTGTTGGTATCTATTGTAGTACTGCATTAGTCAAGTTTTAGTTTATTATTCCAATTTGGTCCTTTACTGTTCACACCAGAATACAATAAATTAAAGTTTTCTGTTTGAGCAGGACTTGGTGTTGTTATGTTACTGAAATCAAATATCCTTGTCTTAGTTCTAATGTAAGGTTGATATAAGTTAAATACACTATTGTAGTAGTTGTTTTTGAAATCTGTAAATAATTTAGTTGATGCTTCCAAACTCTTTTGGTAATCCACACTTAACGTATTAACGTCAGCGGTCACTCCATCAAACCAAACTGGTATTTTTTGAAGTTCAGGACCCAAACAATCTAAAACAAATTGTGTTTTATTTTTCATAATATCTTCAGAGAAAATAATACACCATCTTTTCTGTGCCGCAGTATTAATTGAAGGGTATAAGAAACTAAACGATTGTGTATTATCCCAATCGGCAGTCATAATACCGTATGATTGTAAGTTAGTGTAGAACGTGTTTATGTTCGTAGCTATTGTTTTATAGTCGTTTACTAACTCTTCTAATGTGTTAGAAGCTCCTGTTGATGTTTCATTCACCTGCGTTGTTGCTGTCAACCCATATAATATTGGTGTACCCCCTCTTTTGAATCCATCTGTTTCAGTTTGTACAAAGTTTACTTTATCAACAACCCTAATTAACAACTGTTCCTTGGTTACCAAATCATTTAACTTGGTTTCCATAATAGCGGAATAATTAGCTTTCTTAGCGGTGATTAAGGCTTTTAAATTCTTTTTGAATATTCTTAAGTCTTTGTTGTTAACGTTTCTTGAATTATTTGTAAATCCAACAAGTAATGGTGATGTATCATCATCAACATCACTTAATGCTGAAGCAAACACTTGGTCTATCTTACTTTGTAATGAATCAGATTTACCAAACAAACTTGTTTGTACATTGTCAGAACTACTACTAGCATATTGACCGAACTCACCCGTAATGTACTTTCTATCTTTGGTAAACATTCTCAATCCACCAACCAAATATGAAGTGTTAATATTTTCAAGAACTGACAATGTTGTGTCGGTATAAACTTTAGTTGCATCAATCAAATCATTCATAATTTGAGTCATTGATGTTGTACCGGTAATTGTTGTTCCTGAATTACTTAATATCTTACTTTGAGTAACACCAATTGTTGTACCCGCTTCATTTTGCGATTGTTGACCAAAATCAACGTTTTGTAAAGGAACCGTTTTTAAAACCTCCTCAATTAATTGTAAATCAAATGTTGTTGTATCTTCAGTTGCAACCGCTCTTTCATCATACATTTCAGTGTTAGCATAATAATTGAACGTTAATGCGTTTTGTAATTGAGCAACAGGTTCTTTAAGCCCATGTCCACCTATAAAATTAAATGAAATATTAACGTCAGCCAACATTGGTTGAACTCCAATACCTTCAGGGTTCATATCCAATAATAAAGGTTCATATTGAATTGACATTTGAGTTATTGCAATCTTGGTATGGAAGAAGTCACCGATTCTTAAAATACAGATAGGTGGTGCACCAAACGACGTGTTTAACGCATCATTCTGTAATGGTTTACCATCGGGACCAATCACAGGTATAGTATTACCCGGTCTTAAACATTGTTGTAAGAACGTTAATCTGGCATTTAAACCTTCAGGTGTTATTGAGTGGAAAGAAGGATTAAAGAAAGCAATTTGTTGTTTAATACCATCATACAAGAACGGGTCTTGTTCTTTTATCAAATTGAAATAGTTACACTCTGTTAATAATCTTCTCAATACTTTTTTAGACAACCCTTCTTTGATTTGTAGTTCTTGTGATGTTTGTTGTCTTGGGCTTGAGTTTGTATTTGCGTTGTTGTCACCTGTCGTTGGGGTGTTTGTGATTTCATCACTCTGTACTTGAGTCTCACCTTGAACTTTAGGTAATGTTTGAATAGATGTGATTTGAACTCTTCTACAACCCATCGCAGCTACCGAGTATGTTGCATCAGGGTCCGTTGTTGGGGTGTTTTGACAATCAACACCTGTTTGACCAACACTTGTCTCACCCGCAGCCACTTGGTTAATTCTTATCATACCATTATTAACCATTTGGTCCAAACCTTCATACCCCCTAATTGATTTAATAACCGAATCAACCCTTCTTGCCGAAAGGTTTTTGTTGTATTCACTACTGTTAGGTGATGATGCTGAACCTGCAATTGTAAATTGTACAGGATATCCTTGGTCTGTCACTTCTTTTAATCGTGATAAGAATGTTTCAAATATTTGATAATTAGGAATAATCTCAGTATCAAAGAATGTCTGTACAGGTTGTTTTTGTGATTCAGATGCGTTTGCAACATAACTTGTTTGTTGACCTGTGTAAGCATCAAACGTATCGGTATAATCTACCGATGATGTTATAGAATAAGTCTTTGGGTCAGGATTATCATTATCAAAGTATAATTTTAAATCACTAATATCGAAGGTAGGTATACTTTCCCCCTCGTCAGCTTTTTGTGGGTTTGTTGCAGGAATTTCTTTAACCGCCTTTTTAAAATCTTCAATGTTTTTTGTTTTTTCAACAACATCAAAAATTTCATTGAATGTTAGTGTTGTGAATTTTTGAGCCAATTCATAGATATCATAGTCTTTACATCCCGCAAAGAATGAATCAATAATTTTAGTCACCTGTGAATCAGGAGTCACATTCTGTAACTCATAATTTACTAACATATTTAGGATTGAAGGATGGTCTACAATTATTTTAAATCTTAATCCACCAGTTCTTCTTGTGTTATTATATGTGTATATCGGCTCAGGTCTACCCAAGAATACATTATCATTCCAACTTACCGAAACACTTTCATCAACACTTAAATCATATGGGGGGAACCACATAATTCTACCACCATTAGGTCCTTTCTCACATGCAGGTAAATCTTGTTGTAAGTCAGTACTTCTCCACGACAAGTTCTCAAGTGAGAACATATATTTTTTTACTTGTCCATCAACAATATTTGTTGACTCATCACCGTTAATTGGTGCTATGTTTAAATTATAGGTATTATCTAAAACTGAATATGTGAATTTACGAATATTACCATCTGTTTTCTGAAGGTCGTTAAACGCCATATATGGAGTATCTTTTGTGAATACTCTACAATACTCTCTACCAACTTCAGCACCATTTTGATTTACATATCTTTTTACTCTTGAACCTTTAGTAATTTCTCTTGTTCCATCCCAAAACACTTTTGATGTTTGGTTAATCGCATTACCTACGTGACCTAATCTAGCATTACCCGGTAAACCATCAGCTGCGTTGACCAGTCTTTGAGTATCGTCCATAATGGACCCATCTCTCAATGCAAAATCAGTAGACTCACTCTTATCGAACTGAGAACTTATTGAAGGCCAGTTTGGGTCTTCACCTTCTATTCTACCACCCTGACCAACTTTTTTACCGGCTTGTCCTTTTGTTTTAGGAGATATCCATGTGAATCCACCTTGTTGTCCTGCACCATCAGAAGGTTCCGACTCACCAGGTCCAAATGCAAAATTTTGATTATTTTCGTAAATTTTTGCAACTTCACTATATCCACGTACGGCAACCTTAACTCTTCTTCCTAATGGGTCAACAGGTAACTCGTCATTAGGAAAGACCATATTGTCAGGGTCTTGTGTTCTACTACCAACATAGTAATTTCCTTTTGGAGCACCTAAGTTTAAATCTCCAATAAAATTGGCTTTGTAATCAGGTCTAAAGTTATTGTACTCAAGAGCCGAAAATAACGCAGACACAGAACCTTGTCCCGTATTTGCTAAGAAAATATCTGAACCATTTTTTGTTGTCGGTAATAATTGTGGTCTACCAAGTAAACTTCCAACAAAATTTATAGTCTGATTTATAAAACTTTTTTTACCGTCAACTGCAAAATAATCACCAGGTATCCAAGAATAAGGTGAATAAACACCTGTTATTCTACTTAAAAAATCTAAACCTTTACCGGCTAAACTACCTGGTACTGAAATTTGCCAATCTTTTTCAATTAACGGTGCTCTACCTGAAAGTATTTCAGCTGCTTGAAATGGGTCTTTAAGGGCATCTAATAAATTAACTCTACCAAAAGTATTTTCGTAAGTTTCTTGTGCTATTCTATATTGTAACTCAGCCCTTAGAGATTGAGCTGCAATTTGCATCATTGGACTATCCTGAGCTAAAGAACCATTACTACCTCTTGGATTTTCATTAAGGAATAATGACGATAATGGGTATACTGAAGAAATATAATTAAAGTAGGCGTCTTTTTCAGCAATTACTTTATGTACATTTTGTATTGTTGGTGAATAAATATAACCATTATCAGGACCAAAAGTATTTTGAATATATGCGTCTTTTTGTGATTGTTCTGTTGTTTTACCTGGTTCACCACCACTATTACTGTACGGACCTAAATTTGATTTCGTTCCATAGTCTTTATTAATATCAACCATAGAACCGTAACCATTACTACTACCCGGCCCGTATGCATTTTTAGCATACAATTCTTGTTCTTTAACATCACCTACTTGGTCCAAACTTGGACTATCAGCAACACTAAACTCTCTAAGTCTAAACTCAGATTCACCAGCACTACCATTTGAAGAAAAGTTTTGATTCTTGTAAGGTGGTAGGTTCTTTACAAGTAAGTCTTTTCTAAATTTTTCTGTTGCTCCAAACGATAATGGACTGTCCATCTATTCTTATTTATCAATAAATAGATTTAATCGGATTTTTTATTAACCCGTGGCTAAGAATTGACTTCCCATCGCCGATTTAATTTTTGTTCCCAACTCTTGTAGTTGTGATTGAGACAGAGAAGCAATATTCAAATTCTCAGTAATTCCCCTTACTTCTACAACACCTGTGTGTTTAATCTCCATGTTATCAACACTTAATGACGCCATTGCATCTGTTGGGGTTGTTGGTAAAGATGTCTGTGTAGGCGATATTGGTGTATACGTTATTGGTAAAGGATTACTATCTAACGGTGTTGGTATTACTTCCGCAATACCTAAAAATATATTTTTTACTGCCTCTTTTGCCTTATCAACCAAATCAGCACCTAAACTCTCAAACGAACTAAAATCAACATCTTGAATTTGTTGCTTCAGTTTTTCAGTTATTGTATCAGAAATTCTATCATAATTTTGCTCTGTAAATACTTGTTCCAATCCCTGTTGTACTTGTTGAGCAACAGATTTAACATTTTGAGTTGCCCCAATATATTTGTCACTACCACCAATACCTGCTGCCAATCTTCCGGCAGGTGTTGATAGTGCAACTACTATTGATTCAAGAGCCGATAATTGTTTTTCAGCAATTTCTTTAGCACTCATTTGATTAACCTCATCTTGTTTTTTTAACTGACCATAAGCATCCTCAACTTGTTTTGCTGTTAATTCGGTTAACTCAACAGCCTTATCCATATTAGGTAGTTGGATTTCTAATTTACCGTCCTTATTTAATCTCGCTAAATTGGCTATTAATTGTTTTTTGTCACTATCAACATCTAAAAACTTAACATCTTCAAATGCTTGTGTTTCTTTTGCAGCCCTTACGGCACTATCGGCCAGTTGTTCGTAATCCTGACCTGTAGCACTCGCAAATGCTCTCAATCTCCTCATCTCAAGTGCTGAAATTTCAAATCTTTTTGTTTGACTATTAAACTGAACAGAGGCTTTTGTTGCATCGATAATTGAGTTTTGTAAACCCTCCATATCGTTTTGCGCCATGTTCATCAGTTGGAATGGGTCACCTAAAGCACCTATAGCCCCACCTAAATTTTGAAATTCTGCAGCTAACTCAATTGCCTTTTCAGGGTTCAATAAATCTGCCGCAAGTCCCTTGACACTTGTCATATCAATTCTAAGTGCTTGTGCACGAGCCACCATTCTTGTCAACCCATCAACACCGTCTTTGAATCCGTATGAATTTACTAACTTTAAATTTTTTGCAGTTGCCGCTAAAAAAGTATTAACATTCAAACCAAGACTTCTAGCCTTTGCAGCTAAATCATCAATAGAACCGACGGTTGATTCCAGTCCAACACCGATACTATCAAAAGCCTCAACTAAATCAGCATATTCGGCAGCGGTAATACCTGCAGATTTTTGAAGAGCCACCGCATTTGCCAATTCCTGACTTGATAACATAGTGTTTTTTTGCATGACTTTGTTAATTGCCGCAAAAGTGTTTGCAACATCATCCAAACTACCACCAATACTAAGAACATCTGTGGTCGCCTTAGCGAACTGTTCTCTCATTGATTTAGCGTAAATACTGCCCTGACCAAGTACTTGACGATTTACTCGTGAAACTTGGTCCTCAAAGTCAAAAATACTATCTTGTAATTTAGTAAAAGAATTTTTAGCTGCGTTTAAAGCATCACTTATCGATGGACCACCACCCGCACCTGTACCTGTAGTTTCTTGTAAAAACATTAATTATCTTTATCTATAAATACATTATTATTTATTTCTTGCCTTTTCCGCAGCTTCATTCTTTTTTTCGAACTCGGTAACAAGTTTGTTAATAAAGTATTTTCTCTCAAAAATTGGCATTCTCATCATGTCTCCATATGAGAAGTGTACATACTTGGATAAGTAATAGAACTCATCCATCATAATCTTTCTATAATCAGAAGAAAGGACGAAAAAATTCTGCCCCGAAAGTGATTCTTGCGCTCACTTTTTCTCCTGACGGGGCTGTAAATACTCTTTCCAAATCCAATCTTGGTTCAGAATCTCTTAACGAATTTCTTATGAATTTTGAGTCTGCAATTGGCATTTGTTGAATGTATTTTGCAATTTCTCCTTTGTCTGAAGTTTCATCTATTGAAACAATCTGCATCTCCAACCTTTTTGTTTGTGTGGGCGCCATTATACCTTTTGGGTAAGCGTCTTCGAACTTTTTTAATTCTTTTTGGTCATAACCATTCAACAATTTACATTTAACTTTTTGTCCACCAACTGGTAATACAAATGTAAAATGACCTTCAGAATCAGGTTCGTGTAATGGTTTTTTAATATTAAGTTCATCCAATTGAGTTGTTACTTCAAACTCTTCAAGTGTTTTTGGGTCTCTTAATATTAATTTATAATCAGAACCGAACGCAGTGTTTCTCAAGAATATTAAAATGGCTTCAATATCACAATCCAACATTTCATCGGGATGAAAATCATGTTCGTAGATTTTATTTCTCAGAAGTGTTGAAATAATATCATTGTTACGATTATCAGCCAATAGAATATTTTCATCGGCAGCTGTTAAGTAACCGACCTTTAGGGACGATTTCTTACTTTTATAAAATTTTCCACGTGATGGCAATTCAACCACGTCGTGAGGTAAATTAAAACCTTCTTGTAGATATTGTGAGTAGTCGTTCATAACAAAAAAAAACCATAGGGTTTCCCCTATGGTTAAATATACTTAAACTGATTTTATCGTAAATACTATTAATAAACTAAGATACATCTGTCAGGACGTAGTGTAGCTGTGATAGTTGCCACCCCATCATCACTGTAACCTAACGAATCAAAATTGACATCAGTAAGGAAAGTACCTTGTAATATCCATTTTTCAACAGCAACACCTGTTGGGTCTAACATTTCCAAGAAAATGTTTTTCTTATATCCCGCAGCGTAACCCATACGACCTGTAACTGATTCGGCGTGTAAACGAACCCACTCCATAAGAGCTTGAGCTGCTGACGGACCGATTGGGTCACGGAAAGTTACGTTAATGGTATTCCAGTTAAATCTACCAGCAACATA